GCAGCGGCATGCCCACAGAATCAAAATGCAGCCTTGCTTTTTCAGTGCCTTGCAAATTGCAATTTCATTCCACTTCGGTTCAATGATCGTCGGAAACTGTGTGACTGCCAGCGTGCCGTCGAAGTCTACTGCAATGATCTTGCGGTATTCTGCGGCGCTCATAAGACAGCCCCTTTGAAAATGCGGTGAAATACAGACTTTCTCTTTGCGTCCAGTTCTGCCAGTCTGTCGCTTCCTGCTTTGTTCAGCATGTCCACCAGTTGTGCCAGTTCGTCTTTTGTGATCAGCCCGGCGCGCAGGATCCCGTTTGCGAAGCCTGCTGCCAGTCCGGTTTTTGCAAATACGCTTTCCCGGTCTTCTGCGTGTCTTGCTTCCTGTGCCAGCTTTGCGAACTGCTGCATTGCTTCTTCCTGTTCTTTGATTCTTCCGCGCGCCGCATGAATGAAGATAGAATCCTTCTTCACGGACATTCCGCTGATAAAGCGCATAAATTCTTCCGTCTGGCGTCCGCTCATTTCATCCAGTACAATTCCTATCGTCGGTCTTTTTAACATGTTTTTTCGCTCCCTTCTGTTTTCTGTTCGTCTGTATCTTCTGCAAAGCCCAGCTGTGTGGCTGATACTTCGTGCGTTGTGGCAAGGTATGGCGGCTTTCCGTCCGGCATTTTCTTTTTGTACTCTCTGGACTGCATGCGTCCGGTAATTTCCACATACGCCCCTACTTTCAGCTTTGCCGCAGCTTCCGCAACGTTTCGCCAACATACGCAAGGGATATAATCTGCGCCGTGGTGGCTGTTTACCGCCACAATAAAGCTTGTGACTGCTATTTTTCCGAAGCGTGCCGTTGCTATCCGTGGATCCTTGCAAATATGCCCGCACAGCTTGACTTCGTTCTGTGGATCAGCTGGTGGATCATTTACTGCGATCACCTTTGCATAGATGCAGATTTTCACCCGTGGTTCGTGCGGCTCTGGGTTGTCCATGTTTTGTGTTCTTACTTCGCCGCCGATCAGCACTTCTTTTCCTTTTTTGATGTTCAAAAGTGCTTTTTTCGTCCCTGCTGCCTGCCCCGGAAACTGAACGAAAAATTTGTCTTTCGTTCCGCTTGGGCGTCTATACTCCAGTACCGCTTCATATACTTTCTGCGCCCATGTCGGCGCGTCCATAACTACGCGCGGCTTCGTCGTGATGATCCCGACAATTCCTGCTGCATTGTTTTTGCTCATTTCTTTGTTTCCCCTTTCTTCAAATATCGCCATTCTTTGAAAGAATGTCGTAGATCTCCGCTTTCAGTCTTACGATCTCCAGCTTTGATTCTTCCAGCTGCTCCGTGGCGGTTCTGACCTGTTCTTGCAGGCTTTCTTCTGTCTCCCGCCAGATCACAGTTTCTTTGCTGTATTCTTCTTCCTGCTCCAGCATTGTTTCTCTCTGTTGTTGCAGATCATTTGCAAGGTTTCTGTTTTGCTGCTCCAGCTTTTCGATCCGCTGCCGCAGTTCGCGTGCGTTTTCTGTGTTTCCCGGTTCCTGCATGAATACGTTGTAAACGTCCAGCAGCTTGTCAACTCCCAGCACGTCTGCGATCATCTGTGCTGTGGTTGTCCTGCTATGCTCGAACATGACTTTGAAAGCTGGCGGCGTAAGTCTCCGCAAGTAGCTTTCAAGCGCATTCACTGAATGTCTGTCGGTTGTTCCTTGTGTTTTGTAGTTATCAACGACCATCTGCAAGCAGTCGTTCGTTGTTCCCCATCCTTCTTTTTCCCATACAGCCATTTGCTTTCCTTCCTTTCTGTGCTTAGATGTGGATTGTATAATAAAGCGTTGATTGCAGATCCGCGAAGTAATAGTCCGGCGTTTCATCCGGTTTCAGCGGTGATGCAAGCCCGCGTTTCTTCCAGTCCTTGTGCCGCAGTTCCGGCACTGCTCTGAATTTCTTTACTTCGCAGCTTCCGAAGGTATCTTGCAGCTGCTTTTCTGAATCCAGCTTGTATGCTCCGACATAGCCGACAAAAAGGTCTTTTCCGTCCTTTACGATCCGCAGCCTGTCGGACGGCTCAATCAGCTGCAATATATCGTCTACTGTTGTCATGCAATGATGCCTTTTTCTATTGCGCGCTTCGCCACATACTTTATACATTCAATTTCTTTTTCTTCTCGCAGTATCTCGTCGTCGCAAATCAAAGCAGTGTCGCAACTCATTATTGCGATCCCGTTTCTCGGATCAATTATGTATACAGTCTGGTCTGCGCTCACATAACTATAAAATTTTCTTGTTGCAATTTCCAGTTCGTACCCGCATTCCTTCCGTACACCTTTTACGCCTTTTGTTGCTGTAGTGTGTAAAATATTTTCTTTTCCATTTTTGCCCCCCTATATCCCGGATCTGATCTGCTCCAGTTCTGCTGCCACATCAGCGCCGCTGTACTCTGCCAGCAGCTTTTCGCTGATCTGATACGTCCATTTTGTTGACATTTTCAGCGCCGTTCCTATCGGCAGGATCCCGCGCTGCATCCCGATTCTGACGAACTGATCCGAAACGTGAAGCAGTGCTGCTGCTTCTGTTACCTTGATTTTTCCTGCTGTCATGTGTCTTCGCTCCTTTCGTCGGTGTGTTTAATCTTCCCAGATCTCATTCGCTTCTTTTTCGCAATTCCTATCTATGAAATACTGGTACAAAAATTCCTTCTGTGCTTTTGTATACCTCTTTCCCGGTGAAGTTGTCGGGATCGCGATTCCCTGCGACGGGTTATGCAGCAGCACCCAGCCGCGATCTGTCAGAAAATCGCCGTATGAAATGTATTTTCGTGCTTCCTGCTGCTTTTCTTCGTGTTCGTCGCCGTAAAACTCCGCGACGTGATCTGCCGCCCATTCTCCGTGCATCCCGAATTCTACCGGGTGAAAAGTTCCGTTCGGCTCCAGCCACCCGTAATCGTCGTCGGTTCCTGTCTCCATGCGTTTTATGAAAGAATCAAGAAGGGCGCTTCCGGTGCTTTCGCTTTCTTCTTCCATGTTGGCAAATAACTTTTCGCCCGTTTCTTCCCTGTACTGCTTCTGGGCTTCTCTCCTTTCCCAGCTTGACATGTAACCGCTTGCAACAAATCCCAGCTTTTCTTCTACTTGGTGCAGTTCCTTTTCTGCCTGTTCCGCTCTTTCGTGCAGCTTTTCAAGTGTTTTTGCAATGTTCCACTGTTCATCCCTCTGATCAAGATAATGGAATCTGTAATCGTCGCCCGGATATGTCCCCGTTACCTCTGCGCGCCCATCCAGAATCGCAAAAGCCAGTCCTTTTCTTTCGTTGTCTGTGATCTCGTCGGATTCAAGGCAACTTTCCAAAAGATTCATTGCATATTCCATCTTCCCTTCATAGTGGCACTTCTCCCGCGCCAGCCGTGTGATAAAATCACCGTTTATGCTGAATGTCATTGTTCTTTCTTCCATGTGTCTTCGCTCCCTTCGTCGGTGTGTGCGTTTCTCTCTGCTATGGTCAAATACTTGTCGTCGATCAGCTGATCTATGTCGATCAGATTCTGTCTGAACTGTTCTTCCTTTATATGTCGCCAGATCGTGTGCCTGCTGCCTATGTACATCAGCGATTGAAAAACATCTGTCAGCGTGTATTTTTCAAAAGGTCTGCTGCCGTCCTTAGCTATGTACTGCTGATAATTCGGCAATAACTCCCGCAGGGCTGCTTCTTCTTTCTCTGTCAAGTCATATTTGACCGTGTACTGTGTCATGTCGTGTCTCCTTTCTTCGGTGTGTGGTTATTTTCTCTTTATTTTCTTTATTTTTTTATTTGTTTCTGATATAATATGTTTGTCGCCTTACGAAAGGATGTGATCGCGTATGGTAATAGACAATATTGTATTTTCGGAAGAAATGAGCGCCGCAACCTTGACGGTTGCTATGCTCCCTTATCTTTCCTTTGAATATGAAAAAGCCTACAATACCGCCGATCTGCTGGAAATCGCTGTCAGAATATACAATGATATTCTTGATCGCTTTTCCGGCGTGAATTCTCAAAAATAGCCGCAAACTATTTTTGATCCACAAACCGACGAAGTATACAACCGACGAAAATACACATCCCGACGAAACTTTGCTGCTTATGCAGCACCACTAAAATACAGGCGACATTCTATGGCAAGCGTTGTGTGTCCAGCACAGCGCTTGTTTTTATGTAAGTTCTACGAAGTAGTTGTCTTCTGTCTCTCTTCCTAAATCCTTGAAAAATGCGTAGCGGTTGCCGTTGTATTCTTCCAGAATCCCGTAAAATTCGATCTTTGCTCTGAATGCTCCGCGCTGCTGCACTGCTTCGTCGATATTTTCCAGCGTTGTGATTGTTCCCCAAACACTGCCGCACGTCACATCATTTATACAATCAAGGCTGTATCTTCCTTTACTCTGCAACATTTTTTCATTCTCCCTTCGTCGGTGTGTAGTCTTTCATCTCTACTGGTTCTTCGCTTGCGTCTTCCCCGGTTGCGTAGTTCTTGTCTGACGGGAAAGTGGTATATTGTCCCGTGTATATGCCGTACATCCCGGAACCGCCCGAACTAAATCTGAACCATGCCGGGCGCTTGCACAGTACGCGTTTTATTCCTATGCGTGCCAGTCCTTTTTCAGTGGTTGCCTGTGTCCATTTGACTGTACCGTCCGGCATTTCTACGCGAAGTTTGCTTGTCTTGCCATATCCCGTGAAGGATCTGCACTGACACCACTTTGCATTCACCAGCACGCCGTCAAGCGTTGCGTATTCTACAAACCAGTCAAAGCCTCCGTTCTGGATCAGCTTTATTTTGTCCCTTGCAAGATCCCTTCCGCGTTCTTCCACTCTCATTGATACGAAGTAATCTTCTTGATCTGTTTCGCCATTGTTTATCCTGTCCCAACGGCGCGACATTTGATTTTCGTATCTTTCGATCTCTGCTTCAAGTTCCCGGATCAATTCTTCCCCATACTTCATGTTTTCTTTCTCTCCTTCGTCGGTGTGTGTGATGTTGGTTTATACCAGCTGTGCTGCCTTGTCCTGCTCCCAGATTCCCGCTTCTTCCGCAAGTCTTACAGGATCCGCGTTCACTGCGCTGCATATTTTGAAATACTCTGACGCTTCCAGCTTTCTATTTTCATTCAAGATCTGTCCTAAGACCTGTGGTGGAATCTTCGTGACGCTCGCAACATACGTCTGCTTGATTCCACGCTTTTTCATGTATGTTTTCAATGTACTTCCCAGCATTTTGTCTGTCTCCTTTCTCTGTTTCACGAATCAACGTATCGTTGATATTTGTAATATACACGACGTTTCATTGATTGTCAATACTTAAATCAATGTTTTGTTGATTTTTTTATTGAAAGTCACTGAAACGTATGGTAATATACAGATAAGGAAAGGCGGTAACACTTAAATGACAATTAACAATGAAAAGCTATTGAAGGAAAATATACAGAAAAATATTGCTTTTTATAGAAAAAAGCAAAAGAAAACACAGAAGGATCTCGCCGCAGCTATTGGCGTAACTGCTGCCGCGGTTTCAAGCTGGGAATGCGGAAACAATACCCCAGACGTCGATACTTTGTTTATGATATGCAAAGCACTTCATGTCGGTTTCTATGATATGTGCGGAATATCTGCTGATAACTCCCCACTTACCGACGACGAAAACGACCTTCTGAATACATACAAGATTCTGAATGACGCAGGACGTCAAAAGCTGTTAGAACGTGCTGTAGAACTCCGGGATCTGGGGTATGTAAAAGGGGACGCAGAAAAAATGGCATAAAGTACCAGAAAAATGGAAAAGTTATACATATTGATTTTCATACATAGAAAGGAAGATGCGACTTGAAAAAATTTTTACTTTATTTCTTTGGTATCTGTTGTGTAATTTCAAGTGTTGTCGGTTTTATACAATATGGAATTCTAAATGGTGTCACTTGTTTGATCATAGGCGTTGTGCTTATCTCATTAGCCCGCCAGCCCAGTGATCCTGCTGCTGTAGATTCTCCCGAAGCTGTGCAGCCACAATCGCAGCCGCAGCGAACAAAGACCATCACTTTTGATGTTGCTGGTGTCACTTTCAACAACGAAAGTGGGCGGCTTCGCTCCAGACAAACGATATTGAAAAAAATTTCCTTTTGTGATCCACCGTTTGATTCTGGATATGCCGCACGTCTTGAAAGGTATTTATATAATGATGAACCCGCCTATTATGTATATGTGAATGATTATATAGTCGGCAACGTTCCGAAAGGTTTTATTCCTTACTTGGAGAAAAACGCCGGGCGTCCTTATATCGTGGAATATTTCAAAGTACACGGCGGCGGCAAGAAAAAATATTATGGTGCTGAAATGAGAATAAAATATACAGATATAGAAGGTGAAGAATAATGAAGAAGAAAAAATCATTGATCAAAGGACTTTCGTTCAGTCCCAGCCGGGCGCTTGGTATCTCGCAGGCAAAAGTGAAAGTTGCAAAGGCAACCGGGATCCCGACTAATAAAGCCGGGCGTCAACGGAAAGCTGGCAAAATGCTTGGTCTGTAACTACATAAGAAAACCGCCCCGGTGCTGGTAACACTTGGGCGGCTGCAATCTCCGATTGATCGGGCTTGCTATTTAATTCTCGCAAAATTATTATAGCAAAAGCCCTTCAATAAAGCAACGGAAAAGGGGCTTTTATTTTTTGCGCCTTTTTTCCGGTAATATACAGAAAGAAGGTGCTTTTTATGGCAATGAAAAGAGCAAACGGCGACGGCTCCGTCTTCAAACTAACTGGGAAACGTCGCAAACCATGGGCTGCACGAATTACGATCGGCTGGCGGCTTGATCCTGCATCCGGGAAACTGACGCAGGAATACCAGCTGATCGGAACCTTTGCAACCCGGATCGAAGCTGAAACGGCTTTGAATGATTTCTTGCAGAATCCCTATGACATTAACGCACACAAGCTGACGTTTTCCGAAGTGTACGACCTCTGGTCAAAGGAATACTACGCCACCTTGAAGAACGATTCCAGCGCCCGCAGCTACCGGGCGGCGTACAAATACTGCGAACCGATCTTCAATGTCCGCATGCGTGATCTTCGCGTCTCCCACATGCAGGGCGTGATCAATGACGCTGTTGTCGGTGATGCAACGAAAAGCCGCATGAAGTCGCTTTTCAATCTCATGTACAAATACTGCATGATCCATGAAATTGTTGACAAGGACTACAGCGCGTTATTTGTTCAAAAAGCAGGCAAACGTGACAAGACTAAGCGTGTACCGTTCAAAAATAGCGAAGTGCAGCGCCTGTGGAAGATCCGCAGCTTTGGTGTTACGGACATAATTCTATTTTCCATGTACACGGGCTTTCGCCCTTCGGAAGTGTTGCTGATCGAAACTGTGAACGTGGATCTTGTGCGCTGGAGAATCAAAGGCGGCATCAAAACGGACGCCGGGATCGACCGGAGCGTCCCGGTGCATCCATTGATCCGTCAGCTGGTACAGGATCACTATAACCCAGATAGCAAATACCTGTTCCCGAATGAGACTGGCGGCTTTATGACATACGATCAATACCGTGGGCGCTTCAAAAAGGTTATGCGCTATCTTGGGATCTCCCACACGCCGCATGAGCCGCGGCATACATT